ATTCCTTATGCTTTAGACACGGATAGGCTTATGCCGAAAGTGCGTTGCTCACCCGCATTTCCGTTGTCTTTCTAATGGTGAGATTTATGAAATGGTGAGACATGAAAACTAAATTAGTTACTATCGATGAAGTATCGTATGAAATCAAAGAGCCAACAGTTGGAGTTCTATTTCCAATTATGGATTTGATGGAGAAAGATCCAAAAGCATTCCAGATTGGACTTGTGAAGAGTTGCGTCTATGTGAATGGTGAACAGATTGGCGAAGCAGTAAATGATCTTGGACTAGGAACTTACATCAAACTTATGCAGACAGTTTTAGATGTGTCTGGTTTGACTGAGAGTGCTCAGGGAAACGTCTAACAGACCATGATATGGGACTCTATCAGCTAGCAGAATCGCTGAAAACTCCTGTCTATGAACTCAAAGAGAAGATGCCAATCTCAGAGTATCATGGATGGGTAGAGTTCTATACCCGAATAAATGAAGAGCGAGAGATTCAATCCAAACTTGGTGGCAAGAAGAATCTACTAGACAATCCAAATGATCTGATACAAGGACTAACAGGATGAGTGAGATATACAAGTTAGAAGGATTAGATGATCTGATGCGTCTTCTGAAGTCGGTCCCAGAGGTGGTCGAAAAGAGAGTTGTGAAGGCAGGTGTCAGAGGTGCTGGTGCCCGTCTTCGCACCTACATGCGTAGAGCTGCTCCAAAGGGAGATAAAGGATTACTAAAGAAATCCATCACAATGCGATACGTAGGTCAGAATAAAGTAAAAGTTGGTCTGAACACTAGACAATACTACAAGGTATTGGACCAAGGCAGAAAAGCATATACAAGGAAAGATGGTACCAGAGTGAGAGGAACTGATAATTTCAACTCTGAAGGTACAAACATAGCTAAGACGTGGAGTGCTCACAAACGTGACATTGCAGACTACATGATTCTGAAGATGAAGGAAGCACTCGCTAAAGAAGCTGGGCGCATGGCCATTCGTGGCGGATTTAGAAGGAGATAACACACATGGCTGAAAAAGACATAGGCGCACTCGTCGTCACGCTAGAAGCACAAACAGCTGCGTTCGAGAAGGGCATGCAAAGTGCTACACAAGAATTGCAAAAGTTTGGTAACGCATCTAAAGCAGTGGAATCTCAATTCAGTGGAATCCAAGGTGCATTCTTCAAGTTCAACAATGCTACAGCAGCTTTAGCGACTGGTATGAATCTTGTAACTGCTGCGTTCAGTAAAGTTACTGGGTTTGCAAGAACCAGAGAAGCTTTAGACAACGTTCAAGCATCCTTCAAAGCAATTCTAGGAGATGCAGATCGTGCAGCTGATCTGATGGAACGTGTCAGAAGAGTGTCAAAAGAACTTGGAACAGATTTACCTCAGACTGCGAATGCCGTTCGAAGAATGACAATTGGTTTGAGACAGCTTGGTTCCACCAATGCTGAGATTGAGAAAGTAACATCTACATTCTTGAAGATTGGTGCTATCGGTGGCTCTATCGAAGAAGCTACTGGCGCTATCTTCCAGTTCTCTCAGGCTTTAGGTTCTGGTACTCTTCGTGGTGACGAGTTGATTTCTCTTTTAGAGAGACAGCCATTGATCGCTCAAGAGATTTCCAAATACATGTCTGAAGTATTGAAGATGGGTGATGGCTCTATCGGAGCTCTCAGAAAGTTAGCTAGTGAAGGTAAAGTAACTTCAGAGATTCTTAGAGATGCCCTAGTAGGTGCGTCTGACAGAGTATCTAAGGAATTTGAAGACCTACCTAAAAAGTTGTCGCAAACACTCAACAGGATCCAGTCTGGAATTAACGATTTCTCTGCATCATTAAACAAAGAATTAAAATTCAACGAAACTCTAAGCACTGCTCTCGACAGTCTGGCAAGTGCTATCAACTACGCACTAGGAAACGTTCTACAATTCGTGAAGGACATGAAGGAAAACTGGGAAGTAGTAAAGTACGGAGTAATGGCTCTCGCTGCTGCTATTTCAGGTCCTCTAATCTCCGCTTTGGTTGCAGCTTCAATTGCTGCTGTTAGATTTGCTGCTTCTTTCGGTTGGATAGGAGCAGTTGTTACTGGTGCAGTTCTAATCGTAACTGCTTGGGACAGAGTTATTGAGATGTACAAGCGTCTAGAAGTTTCAATTCTAGAAGCATATACTACTACTCTCAGTTTCATTGGAATGGAAGACGAAGCTGCTGCTAAAAGAATTGCACTTCTGAACGAAGAGATAAAACTTATTCGAGACAAAAGAGATGGTAAAGAGAAAGAGAAAACTGCGGACGAAGCTGCTGCAGATTCTGCTGCTAAGAGGGTAGATGCGTCGAAGAAGATCTGGGAGAGTTTCCTAGAAGGAATAGAGAAAGTCAAACTAGAGTCTAGTATCTTCGAGAAGAAGATTCAGTATCTAGAACAGTTGATCTCTCAGGAGAAAGATCCTAAACTTTTGAAACAGTGGAAGAAACAACTGGAAGATTTAGTAGCATCTGGCAACGAATTCCAAGCATGGTTGATAAGTATAACTAAAGTAAGTTTTGGTGATACACTTGACGACATGTTCAAGCAGTTGTTAGAGTTTGAACGACTAATGAACACTACAACTGATCCAATTCTATTCAAGAAATACGAAGAAGGATTCAAGAGAACTAAAGCTGCTATTGAAGATGCTACAGATCCATTGGCAGGTTTCAAGAGACAGATCGAGGAAGTTGCTACTGCTGCTGAATTGATCCCTGAGAAACTTCTACTAATCGATGAAGCACTGGCAAGTGGTAAGTTGAATCCTGATCAAGCACAAAAGTTGAGAGATCAGGTGCAAGGTCTAAACAGTGACTTCAAGCAACTTTCAGATAGTATCACTGATTCTATCGCTGGCAATGCCTCTAACGCTGTCAACAACTTCATAGATACAATTGGTAAGGCGAAGTTCTCATTTGCTGATTTCACAGAGTCAGTTCTGAAAGACATCGCTAAGATTATCTTCCAATTGTTGATCATGCAACCTATCGTTGAGAGCATCAAGAGATCTATGTCGAGTTTTGGCGCAGGTAGCGGTGGTCCAGAGTTGTTGAACGAGTTCTTCGCTGATGGTGGGTCTTTCGAGAGAGGAACTGGATTGAAACAGGGAGTTTACGACTCTCCTCAACTCTTCAAGTTTGCCGACGGTGGTGTCTTTGGATCTCGCATGGGTGTGATGGGCGAAGCTGGTCCAGAAGCTATCATGCCTCTCAAGAGAAACTCATCTGGTAGATTAGGTGTGGAAGCTGCTCCTACTAACATTACGATCATCAACAATGCTGGTGCTGATGTACAAGCTACAGAAACTACGAACTCAGATGGCACTAAACAAATTGACATTTATGTCGAGCGTAAAGTGAAAGAGATGTTCGGAGGTGGAGCTATGGACAAGTCCATGAAAACATCGTACGGTCTAACTAGAGTTGGAGTATAATATGGCAGAGCAAATTTATGTCGCACCACGTCCCAAGTCTATAGACGGTTGTATGAGGTCTTGGAGTGAGACTTACATGCCTAACACTATTCGTAGTGCTATGGATGATCAAGAAGTGAAAGTTAGACGAAGAACTACAGGATTGATCTTGAATATTCAGTCCTCAGTTGTTCTGAAGGATACCCAGTATCAGGATCTGTTGGATTGGTTCAGAATCAATCAACAAGGCGGAGTAGTTCCTACAAGAATCAAGAGACCACAGGATGGTAAGGAGATTGTTGTGAGAGCCTCCGCACCTCCTCAGATCAGTTGGGTTCAGAAGGACGCATTCGAAGTTCAATTCAAATGGGAACAGATGCCTGCTTGGAGTACATTATAATGGATTATCGCAATATAGTCGAAATAAACAATGTAAGTTCTCCTGTAGCATGGTTCTATCTTCTAACAATCAAAACTACAAACAATCCTGATTTATGTCTGGTGAACAACAATGAGCCAATCATAAGCAATGGAATTGAATATAAACCATTCCCGTTCAGTCTTAATCTCCCTTCAGATACTGGAGACAAGCTGCCAACGGTGAATCTAACCATCTCTAACATCTCGAATGAGATCATAGAGTCGATTAGAAACCAACCAATTGCTCCAGTTCTCAAGATAGAATTGGTCAGCAGTGCGTACCCTGATATTGTCGAGAAACGTCTAGACTTCCTAAAACTGAGGAGTGTCAGTTATGACGCTATGACAGTTACAGGGAACCTAGAAGTGATCAACACTATGAGTAGTGTGTTTCCATCAGAGACATACGACCCTGTGCACTACCCTGGTATGTACAGATAATTGACTACAACTCTTCACGAGAGGGTTGTGGTAAGTTATTTAACTTGAAGGAGTAAGGATGAGCATCCTAAAGTATATCGGTATACCATATAAAGTAAATGGTGAAAGTTTCGAGGAAAGTGACTGTTATGGTCTCTGTAAGTTATACTCGAAGAATGAATTAGGAATAGTACTACCATCATATCTCTACTCAGATGTCAACAACGAATCTATAGCTGAGACTGCCATACAGATGGCAAAGCATGGACTTGGAGAGTCGTGGACTAAAGTAGATACTCCTCAGCACGGTGATATTGCAACTTTCAGAATCATGGGACACGAAGTACATTGTGGTATCATGGTTAGTTCTAAAGAATTCCTGCACAGTCTAAAAGGTAGAATGTCCTGTCTAGAAGAACTGTCACACATAAACTGGCAACACAGACTCACAGGAGTATACAGATGGAAGAATTAGAAGTATTAGATAAACTGCCCAAGCAGAAAGAAATTGCCAGACTGTTGACTCCAAGTGGTCCTCAAGAATTGTCTGTAACTGCTGTTGCAGGTGAGACAGTACAAGAATTAATAGACAGAGCGATACCAGAGGAACTCAAGGGTTACATCATGGCTTTCAACCGTGGTGTTACAATTGCAGATCCATCTACATTTTACATCCAAGAATCTGACAGTATTGTTCTAGCAGTTGTACCACAAGGTGGTGGCGGTGGTGGAAAGAGTATCCTAGCGACAGTGTTGACTATTGCAGTTATCGCAGCAGCTTGGTACTATGCTCCAGTTCTTGCTGGCACAGGCATAGCTGGTGGTGGTACTGCTGGTATGGGTTTAGGTGCTGCTGTCGGTACTCAAGCTGTAGCCATGGGTATCTCGATGGTTGGTATGATGGCAATCTCTGCTCTGATTCCTCCTCCAGATGTTCCAAATGGAAACGACGGATCGACATCTCCTACATACAGTTTAGGTGGTACGTCCAACGCAGTCAGAAAGTATCAACCTGTAGCAAGAATCTATGGTAAACACAAAGTGTTTCCAGCAATTGCTTCTACACCTTTGGTTACCAATTTAGGAACTGAGTCGACTTTAGCAGCACTTTACGATTTCGGTTTAGGTGACATTGAAGTTACAGACTTGAAGATTGGTGACACTTTAGCGTCTACATATTCTCCAGAACTTATCTGGCACAAGAACAGTTTAGTAGAGAGCACTACATTCCTCACTAAACAAGTTGGTTACGATCAATATTCTTATGTGTTGAAATCTAAAGAACAATTAATAATCAGAACTAAACAATCTACCACTGCTTTCGATGTGGAACTCACTTTCCCACGTGGTTTGGGTGTTTACAATAACAATGGTGGAGTAGACTCGGTAAGTATCTATGTCAACGCTCAATATCGCAAACTAGGTGAAACAACTTGGAGAGATGTTCCAGCTTCAGACTTCAAGGGTATCAACTCTTGGGAGCAGAGCGATCCTCCTCCTCCAGAGATATTCAAAAAGTTTAGTGGCAAGGTGTGGACAGGTGATCCTGACCAACGTATTGGATTGTCGAACAACACGTCTACAAGATTCGTAGCAAACGTGAGTGTGACTCCTCCAGATGTGGGCGAGTTTGAGTTCAGAATCATCAAAGGTAGTGCTGAGACTGACGATAATAAATATCTAGACGAAGTCGCAGTTACAATGATGAAATCCTACAAGGATGGTTCAGTTGTAAATCTAGATCGTAAACACACTATGCTTGAGATGAGAGTGAAAGCTACTGACAAGTTGTCAGGAACTGTTCAGACTCTCAATGGTATAGCTACATCTGTTCTCAGAACTACTGAGGACGGTGTAACTTTCGTAGACAAGGCTACTAGTAATCCTGCTTGGATCGTATTAGATATTCTCACAGGATCAGGTAATAAGAGACCTCTACCAGACAGTCTAATTGATTGGTCAAGTTTCATTCGATTAGCACAATGGTGTGACACGAATAAATACTATGCTAACTTTGTCGTGGATTATTCCACTACAGTTCAAGGTTTAGTTGGTTCTGTGTTGTCTCTGTGTCATGCCTCTATGTTGTTCACTACAGCAGGTAAGTATGGTGTTCTGATCGATGAAGAAAGAAACATTCCTCGCCAATTAATTACACCTGCAAACTCATGGGGTTTCAGAGGAAGCAGAA